AATACCGCTTTGCAAACGGCAGCGTGATATTGTTTCGATACTGCGACACAGAATCAGACATGGACAGATACCAGGGCACGGAGGCTGACATAATCTTTTTAGACGAAGCGACGCAATTTCCGGAGAAGGTTTTCGAGATGTTCCGCGCCTGCCTGCGTGGCGTAAACAGTTTTCCGAAGCGCATGTATCTGACATGCAACCCCGGCGGGCAGGGCCACGCATGGGTGAAACGCCTGTTTGTGGATCGGCGGTTCAAACCGACAGAGAACCCGGACGAACATGTTTTCATTCAAGCGCTTGTGCAGGACAATGACGCGCTCATGGCTTCACAGCCGGATTATATTAAGCAGCTCGAAGCCCTGCCCCCAAAGCTGCGCGAAGCGTGGCTATACGGCAACTGGGATATCTTCGAGGGGCAATTCTTCGAGGAGTTCACCGACCGTCCGGACGGATACGAGGAAAGAACATGGACGCATGTTATTAAGCCATTCAACCCGCCCGGCCTTTGGCCCAGATACCGAAGCTTCGATTTCGGATACGCGCGTCCCTTTTCCTGCGGATGGTGGACGGTGGACACGGATGGCACGATGTACAGGATCGCGGAGCTGTATGGGTGCACCGAGACCCCGGACGAGGGCGTGAAATGGCCCGTGGATAAAATTTTCGCGGAGGTCGCCCGCGTGGAGCGCGAGCACCCATACTTGAAAGGCCACCGCATAGAGGGCGTCGCAGACCCGGCTATATGGCAGGAGCAGGGCGGGCCGAGCATCGCGGACATGGCCGCAAAGCACAGCATATACTTTCGCAAAGGGGACAATAAACGCATACCTGGCTGGATGCAGATGCATTACCGTATGGCTTTTGATGAAAACGGCTTTCCGTCCCTGTATGTGTTCGACACCTGCAAGGCTTTCATCCGCACTATCCCATCGCTGATCTACAGCGAGACGATACCCGAGGACTTAGACACCAAGATGGAGGATCACGTTGCGGACGAGACGCGCTATTTCTGCATGAGCAAGCCCATCACACCGCGCGAGACGATCAAACAGCCTGCGGCGCAGTATAGCCCGCTGGATATATACCCGGAACAGGAGAAGAAGGACAAATACTTGCTGTTCCGCTTGTAAGGAGGAAAAGACATGCCGCTATTCAGGAGAAAAAACAGGGAGAACCAAGCGACCGAAAGCCCGACGACAACGCCCGCAGAGAGCCCCATGCAGCCGTACATTGGCGAAGAGCAAGTACGGGAGGCGGAGAGGATTTTGCGGGACTACAAGACCGGGAAAGCCAACCTTGAGGCCCGTATCATCGACAACGAGCAATGGTACAAGATTCGACACTGGGAGCAGGTCAAGGGCAGCCGCAACCCGGGAGACCCCGAGCCGTCCTCTGCGTGGCTGCTGAACTGCATCGCAAACAAGCATGCGGACGCTATGGACAACCAGCCGGAGCCGGTTGTTCTGCCGCGCGAGGCCGGGGACGAACAGGATGCGCAGATTCTTTCCGATATCCTTCCCGCTGTGCTGGAACAGGCTAAATTTGAGCACACCTATTCCGATGTGTGGTGGTATAAGCTCAAAAGCGGCACGGGCGTATATGGCGTATTCTGGGAGAGCCGAAAGAACAACGGCTTGGGGGATATAGACATTCGCATGGTTGACCTGCTCAATCTCTTCTGGGAGCCTGGCATAACGGATATACAGAAGTCCAGAAACCTATTCCACTTGGAACTTGTGGACAGGGAAATCATAGAGCAGACGTACCCGGACATGGGCATAGGACAAGCGGCAACCATCGACATAGCCAAGTATGTCTATGACGATACCGTGGACACGACGAAAAAGATGGTCGTGGTGGACTGGTATTACAAGAAAAAGGCGCAGGGGCGGGATATTCTGCACTACTGTAAATTCTGCAACGGCAAGGTGCTGTACGCCTCAGAAAACGACCCGCAGCTTGTGGAGCGCGGCTATTACGACCACGGGAAGTACCCATTCGTGCTCGATACGCTTTTCCCCGTGGCGGGAAGCCCCGCGGGCTTTGGCTATCTCGATATCTGCAAGAGCCCGCAGCTCTACATTGACAAGCTCGATCAAGTGATACTGAAGCATGCCGTCATGGGCGCAAGGCCGCGCTTCTTCATCCGGGGGGACGGCATCATAAACGAGAACGAATATGCCGACTGGACGAAGGATTTCGTGCACTTCCAAGGCAGCGGAGACCCGAAGGACAGCATACTTCCCGTGGAGATACCAAACCTGTCAGAAGCATACTTGACCGTGCGGGCCTTGAAGGTGGACGAGCTCAAAGAGACGAGCGGCAACCGTGACTTCTCGCAGGGCGGAACCAGCGCGGGCGTTACGGCGGCTTCCGCCATAGCGGCATTGCAGGAAGCGGGCAGCAAGCTTTCCAGAGACATGATAAAGAGCAGCTACAGGGCCTTTGCAGAGATCAATTATTTTTGCATAGAGCTGATGCGGCAATTCTACCAGGAAGCGCGCTACTTCCGTATTATCGGGCAGCAGGGCGAAACGCAATTCGCGCAATTCTACGGGCAGCAGATCGCCATGAAGCCGCAGGGCGCAGACTTCGGCATGGACATGGGGTTCCGCGTGCCTATCTTCGATATCCGGGTATCCTCGCAGAAATCTTCGCCGTTCTCCACCGTGGCGCAGAACGAGAGGGCAAAGGAGCTCTACGGCATGGGCTTTTTCCGACCAGACCTCGCAGATCAGGCACTTGCAGCGCTGGAGATGATGGACTTTGAGGGCATAGAGGAAGTCCGGGCGCGGATAGCGCAGAATGGCACACTCTTCCAGCAGGTGCAAATGCTACAGCAGCAGGTAATGCAGCTTGGCATGATCGTGGACGCCACGCAGGGCTCGAATCTCACGCAGGGCATGGCACAGGCCTTCGGGCAGCAGGGTGCAACGACCACGCCGCATGCATCGAAAGACGGCGGCGAGCAGCAGACGAACGCCCTGGGCGAGGCCTTCAACCGGGCGCGCGGCTCGACTGCAGGGCAGGCGCGGGCCAAGGCGGCAAACGCAGCAGCACCAAAATAAAAAAGTTGCAAAACTGGGGGTAGAACAGGGGAGAAATCACTCTCCTCTTTTTTTTATGCTGAGATTGACGCGGGGGAGCAGACCCCAGAGACGCCGGGGAAAGACCCGAGACAAAGACACACCGGAGAGACGGCGGGAGGAAACCATGCACGAACACAAACCCATGAACCTACAGCTTTTTGCAGAGGGAGGCGGCGGCGAAGGGGCCGCGGCACCGACCGCAGAAGCGGCATCAGCGCAGAGCGCGCAGCAGCCCGGAGCGGTTACGGCCACAAACGACCGCAAGGCCGAGTTTGAGAAGATGATCAAGGGCGACTGGAAGGGAGAATTTGACAGCCGCGTCCAGCAGATCATCAGCCAGCGCTTTAAGGCCACCAAAGACCTTGAAGCACAGGTGGAGGCGCACAAAGCCTTCGCGCCCGTTCTGGAGACCATCGCCGCCAAGTATGGAGCGGACAGTAAGGACGCGGCGGCGATGCTCAAGGCCATCGAAGCGGACGACAGCTATTTCGAGGCGGAGGCCGCCGAAAAGGGCATCTCCGTGGAGCAACTCAAGTACATCCGCAGGGTAGAGCGCGAAAATGCCGAGCTCAAGCGAACGGCGGAAGAGCGGCAGGCAAGAGCGCAGGCGGAGCAGACCTATGCAAAGTGGATGGACGAAGCCAACGCGACCAAGGCCATGTATGACGGCTTCGACTTCCAAGCGGAGGTTTCAAACCCGGAAACGGGCCAAAGGTTCATGCGGCTGCTGCAAAGCGGCGTGGATGTACGCACGGCCTATGAGGTGTTGCACCGCGATGAGATCATCGGCGGGGCCATGCAGTACACGGCGCAGCAGGTGCAGCAAAAGACCGTAAACGACATCAAGGCGCGCGGGATGCGCCCGAGCGAGAACGGCGGCGGCGGGCAGGGAGCCGCGGTGCTCGCAAAAAAAGACCCTGCCAGCATGACAAAAGCAGAAAGGGCCGAGTGGGCGCGCCGCATTGCCAACGGCGAAAGGGTGAGCTTTTCGGCCACATAGAGGAGGAAAAAGCAATGGAAGAGAAAAAGAGGATCAATTTGCAGCTGTTTGCTACGCAGACCACGCTGCTTAACACGACCGGGAACGACCTCAGCTCGGAAAACAAAACCTATTACGAGAAGCGCCTGATCGACTACGCGGAGCCGGATCTGGTGCATGACCAGTTCGGCGACAACTACGACATTCCCCGCAATGGCGGCAAAAGCATCGAGTTTCGTCGCTTCTCCAGTCTCGCGAAGGCGCTCACGCCCATCACCGAAGGCGTTACCCCGGCGGGGAACAAGCTGGATGTGACCGCCATCACCGCGACCGTCAACCAGTACGGTGACTTTATCGAGCTTTCCGACATCCTCGACCTCACCGCCATTGACCCGATTGTCGAGAACACCATCAAGATGCTCGCCAGTCAGGCGGGCCGGACGCTCGATACCATCACCCGCGAAGTGCTTGTCGGCGGCACGAACGTAATGTATGCGCCCATTGGCGACACGCCCGTTACCTCGCGCGCCGAGATCACCGGGGAATCTGCGCTTACCGTCGATGTGATATATACCGCGGCGGCGATGCTCAAATCGCAGAACGCGCCCAAGATCGACGGCAGCTACGTCGGCATTGTGCATCCCTTCGTTGCGGCTGACCTCATGCGCTCCGATGGATGGCTGGATGTGCACAAGTACGCCCGACCCGAAAACATCTACGAGGGCGAGATCGGCAAGATCGGCGGCGTTCGCTTTGTAGAAACCACGGAAGCCAAGATATGGGGGAATGCCGGAGCAGGCGGAGCAAGTGTTTTCGCTACACTGATCCTTGGCGCAAACGCTTTCGGCAAGACGAAACTCACCGGCGGCGGCATGACTACGATCATAAAGCAGCTTGGCTCCGCCGGTACGTCTGACCCGCTCGACCAGCGCAGCACTGTCGGCTGGAAGGCCACGAAGGTTGCCGAGCGGCTTGTCGAGCAGTACATGATCCGTATCGAGCACGGCAGCAAGACCAATACCAACGCGCCTTCGAACTAAGCAGAGGAGGCGAGGAATATGGCAAAGACCAACACCGATGATTTCATGAGCGCAAAAACCATGCCCGCGGCAAAGCCCGACCCGAACGAGCGGGTAAAGATCAAGATTGCGCGGGACAAGAACAACGCCGCCGATGTATTTGTCGGCGTGCATAGCGGAAATCTGCATTATACCGCGACTATCCAGCGCGGTATAGAGGTGGAAATTCCGCGCTTTGCGGCTGAAGTGCTGCAAAACTCCATGCAGCAGGACGAGATCACGCTTGCCTTCATCCAACAGGCAGTGAGCGAATCCCGTTTTGCATAGCCCCCCCCTTTTCAGGGCCCGCTTCGGCGGGCCACCATGCCGCCGCGCAAAGACGAACTTGCGGTGCAAGCCCGCACGGCGGCACAAACGGAGGCAAAATGAAGGTTCTTGACGCTATCACGCATATACAGGCGGTGAAGCCCAGCCAATACGACACGGTGACCATGGTTGGCTGGCTTTCTGATGCAGATTTGCTTATATGGAATGAATACATTTCATGGCATCACGCTTATATGAAAAAGCCGCCCAGGCCCGAAGACGATCCAACTCCCGAGGATTCCCCGGAAACTGAAAACAATGCTACGGATGCGGGCGCGACAGATTCCACGGGCGAAAACACGGATGCGCACGAGACTGCGCCGGAGGATAAGCCCGCGCGCAAGAAGCCGCCCTATGACCCCGAGACCGATATGGGCGTAACGCTGCTCGTGCCGGAGCCGTACAGCAGGCTTTACATCAGCTACCTTGCCGCGCAGATAGATTTCTTTAATGCGGAAATGGACAGGTTCAACGCCTCCATGGTGATGTTTAACATGGAATTGAACCGGTTCGCGGAC